AAGAAGGTCATACACCTCCCAGTAGGCACTACGGACAACGGCTAAGAGGACAGGCGCACAGGCAACTAAACGCGCATTCGCCTCACCCAAAGAGCCAGAGCCACAGTTGGCAACGGGGGATTCATCCACATCGACTACCACCGTGACAGGGACGTCAGAGACGCCTTTTCGCTTCACAGGCGATACGTACCAAGGACCTCTACTTCTGTTCACTTCAACCTCCTGCCCCTCAGGGCGTTACTCAAACCTTTCGTTACCCCGAATGAACTCGCGCCCCGCTTGCGTCAGCGCCCAGCCACCCGGCTCCATGTCCTTCTCGATCAACCCCATCGTGTTGAGGTCGCTGAAGGCCCACTGGCGCACCTTGGCCGGCACCGACTTCGAGAGGTCCCGATCGAAGACCACCCCGCGGAGTTGCGCATTGGCCAGCACCTCGAACCGGGCATAGGCCCATTGAAGGTGATGCAACTGCAGTTCGTAGTTGTGCTGCACCCGGGCGTAGTCGGCTTCGCTGCCGCTTGGGATCAGCCAGACCGCTTGGAACAGCGGGTCGCCCATAATCGTCATAACTTCTGCGTTGAGTCTCATGGCGTCACCTTCGACATAGTTAGGATGCCCTCGGTCCGCCCGTCGCTTTTTCCCAACAGGTAGGCGTAGCGGGTATAGGACTGGGCCAGCCTCTGGATGTGCTCATCCGTCTGGGTCGGCATACCCTGCCGAAGCAGGGTGGCCAGTTGCTCGGTCAGTTGGTCGAGCGCCTTGTTGTTCCAGTTCATCGCGCCCGCACCGTGACAGAGGCCTTGCGGACCGACACCTTGACGTTGCCGTCGATCCACGACTGGGCGACGCCGGCTTCGAGCAACTTGGCCTTGGCGGCCGCGGCATCGAACGTGGTGGTCAGCGTCTCCTCGGAGACAACTGCCTTGAACATGCGGCCTTCGTGGGTACCGGCGCCCTGAGCGCGCAGGCTGTCAGCGATCTGGTCGTACTCGGCCTGAAGGTCGGCCATCATGGCCTTGAGTTCGCCGAGGCGATCGATCTGGCTGGGGAACTGGATGACTTGTGCAACTGCGTTCATAAGATCTCCGATATCAGATAAGTGAAGGTACAAGCGCAGTTTAAGGCAGAAACCACCGGTGTCAACAACTTTCGCACCGAAAGATAGTAGCCTCCAACGCCATGCATCTTGTGTCATCAAAATGCTTGACTCTGGTGTTTACTCAGGTAAACTCGCACCTATACCTGATCTGTTATCGGAGATTCACATGACCGCTCAATACCTCGACATCATTGCTAAGGTCCGCGCCGGCACGCACCGCATCCGTTCGTACAAGGGCGCCCGCGGCCGCACTCGCTTCGACTTCGAGTACCTCAGCCAGCGCCGCAACGAGTGGATGCCTGCGACGGCCGAGCACAAGGCCCTGCTGCGCGCCTCGAAGGAATTGCCGTACCGATACGACATGACCCTCGGCGTCGTCTATGAGGTGGCAGCATGAGCGCCATCATCGGCGACACCAACGGCTTCAAGCCGCTGTCCGCTCTGCGCAAGGCTGCCAAGCATCCCGCGGTCGAAGAGATCGAGGGAGGCGGCATGGACGACGGCCGCGTGTTCCTGCACCTGCGAGACGGCTTCGCATTCAGCGGCGAAGGCAAGTCGATTGGAGTCAGCGATGCTCAGGATGTAAAAGATGCGCTGGCCTCCATCGAGGCTATAGGATAGACACCGCGGGCACCACCTCACCGCCCGCACCCGATGCGCCCGGTCACCCACTTACCTCACGCCGGCTGGGGAGGCGCAAGCCGGCACTCTCGATGCGCCCAGCGCACCCTACGCCAGCCGTAAGGCCCAGCGCCGCTCCTAGACCGTCTCCGCGCGTCCTGCGCCCTGTGCACAACTCTGTGGATGGCCTGTGGATAAGGTGTGGGCATCCTGTGGATAACCTGTGGATAACCCCCGGCGGGCTGGGGGAGGGGTACCCCCCTCTGTATTAGGGCGAGGGACCCATGGGGTGTGTTAATGCCCCAAATCGGCATATACCCAAAAATTCTGTTAAAAAAGACCCCCGGGGGGGGTACCAACCCATCCCCACCTGTGTTATTTACCGGAGTAAATATGGCCAACACTACTGAACCGTCTTGGGAGGATGAGCCGCGTGACCCCGGTTCATGGCCCTATTCCGATGCCAGCAAGGTTTATGGGAAGTTGAAGAACAGCGTTGAGGGTTTGTACAAATCCAACAAGGCGCTGTGGGATGAGACGGGCGCGCACTTGAACGACGCATATGCGAACGCAAACGACACCGTGATGGAGAACAAGAAAGATCGGCCGTCCCAGAAGTATTGGGACGATGTGTTGAAGCGCAGTTTGTCTTTTGCTTTGGCGAGTGCTGATAAAGTGAGTGAGAAGGCTTTGGCCCACTGGGGAAAGCACGGCATTAAGCCGTAAGGAGGGTGTATGGCAAAATCGAAAGTGAACGCGGCTGGTAATTACACCAAGCCTGAGATGCGTAAGTCCTTGTTCCAGCAGATCAAGGGGCAAGCGACGCAGGGTACGAAGGCCGGTCAGTGGAGTGCGCGTAAGGCGCAGTTGCTGGCCAAGAAGTACAAGGAAAAGGGTGGAGGCTATAGAGACTGATGCGTAAGCCACAGAAGTCGTTGAGGGATTGGACCGAGCAGGAGTGGACCACCAAGAGTGGAAAGCGATCCTCGGATACCGGTGAGCGTTATTTACCGAAGGCGGCCATTCGCGCGCTGTCTCCTCAGGAGTATGCGTCGACGACGCGTGCCAAGCGTGAGGGCAAGGCGAAGGGTCAGCAATTCGTTGCGCAGCCCAAGCGCATTGCGCGCAAGACCTCTGGGTATCGATGATGCCTAAGAAGAAGAACACCGCGGGCCGCAAGCCTTTTGTCCCGACGATGGCCAACCGCCTGTTGGTGCGCAAGTTAGCGCGTGCGGGTTGGAGTCAGGATGAGATTGCCGAGGGCATGGGCGTATCGGATGAAACCCTGCGCAAGTATTTCCGGTACGAACTCGACATGGGGAACATCGAGATGTGCTCCACGATTGAGGAGACCCTGTACCAGATCGCGACCGACAAGGATCACAAGGCTGTGGTGGCTGCGGCGACTGTGCTGCTGAAGGCCAAGGGCGGTGATGAGTACCGCGAGACCAAGCGCACCGAGATCACGGGTGCGGATGGTGGGCCGTTGGAGCAGCGAATACAGAATGTGGATGTCATTGACGCGAGCAAACTCAGTTTTGAAGAGCGAGATGCGCTGACGAAGATTTTGGAATCCGCGACAGAGATATCTGAAGAGCAACGCGAAGCATTCGAGGCGGAAGAAGAGGGTGACGAAGAAGAATGATCTGGTGCGCATTGGTCCGAAGGTCATCAGCAAGAAGAAGCAGTTGCTGGAGATTGACCGGGCTAATTGCGAAGACAGCCTGTATTTGTTCCTTCGAGGAGCGTGGAGATACCTAGACTCCTCGCCGTGGAAGGATGGCTGGCCTGTTGAGGCTGTGGCCGAACACCTGCAAGCGGTGGTCGATGGTGAGATTAAGAGGCTCATCATCAACATCCCGCCTCGTATGGGTAAGTCATCTATTACCTCCGTCGCCTTGCCGGCGTGGACATGGGCACAGCGAGATAGCGGGCCTACCTGCGGTCCGGGTGTGCAGTTCCTGCATGCCTCCTACGCTAACCAATTGTCGTTGCGCGATTCCGTTAAGTGCCGCCGGTTGATCGAATCGTCTTGGTATCAAGAGAGATGGGGCGAGCGCTTCTCGCTAAACTCCGACCAGAACACGAAGTCACGTTTCTCGAACGACAAGGGCGGTGAACGCCTGATTACCTCCATCGGTGCCGCGGTAACCGGTGAAGGTGGATCGATTATCGTCGTCGACGACCCTAATGCCGCGAATGAAGCCTTCTCCGAGGCAACCATCCAGACGACCATCGACTGGTGGGATGGCACGATGTCGACGCGTCTGAATGACCCGAAGACCGGCGCCTACATCGTTATTCAGCAGAGATTGGCCGAAAACGATCTCACCGGGCATATCTTGTCCAAAGACGTCGGCGAATGGACTCACCTCTGTTTGCCGATGCGCTACGAGCCTGAGCGCGCCTTTATCACCTCGATTGGCTGGAAAGATCCGCGCACCGAACCCGGTGATTTGCTCTGGCCTGATCGGTTCGGCGACACCGAGACCGAGTTACTAGAGAAGCAACTCGGCCCGTACGCGACCGCCGGACAGTTACAACAGCGCCCAGAACCCGCGGGCGGTGGTGTCATCAAGCGCGATTGGTGGCAGTTGTGGCCCGAGCAAGTCTTCCCGCCCATGGATTACATCGTGGCATCGCTCGATACCGCCTACACGACCAAAACGATGAACGACATGTCCGCGATCACGATCTGGGGCATCTTCACTGAGGATACCGTCGCCCGAGCCAGCCGCGTCATGGACTCCGATGGCCGTCCGATGTACATCGATCGCTCCTACTCGGAGAGCGCACCGAAGGTCATGCTCATGCACGCATGGCAAGCGCGCCTCGAACTGCATGAATTAGTCGAGAAAGTCGCTAATACCTGCCGGTCATTAAAGGTCGATAAATTATTAATCGAAAATAAAGCGGCAGGAATCTCCGTCGCACAGGAAATTCGGCGCTTGTATAGCAACGAGAATTTCACCGTGCAATTACAAGATCCGAAATCACAAGACAAATTGTCGCGTCTGTACTCCGTACAGCACTTATTTGT